CCAGAGTTCATCCCTATCGAGGAACCTAAACCCAAACTCTCTTTTAATCCAGAGGTAGAAACCTTTGACCTCCCTCCCTTGGAATCACCCGACGATTTTAAAATAGGCGAAGACATTCCTATCCAAGCCCTGTGTTTTGACGACATGGACAAGGGTGAATCCTTGGATTTAGGCATCGTTGAACTGTAAATCGTTTGATGTCTACTTTTTTTATTTCCTCCAAGTGTAATGGAGGAAATCTATCTTGGGCTCATCGCAGGAGGTATGTTTTTTGTGGTCAAGCTTATTCTGGAGAAACTCAAATACGAGGCAGAGAAGCCAAACCTTTTGCGAGACAGTTTCTTGGTTACCGTTATCCTGATTACTCTTTTGTATCTCAAAACAGAGTATTTAAAAACCGTCGACATGAAGACACCCGTCTTTGTGAATGAACCAGGGTTTTAAGCTGAAATTTAATTAAACCTATTCTCTTATTCTTTTTAATGAAAATAGCTTTAATCGGTCCTGGTTGTAAGCCAATTCCTCCGGTTGGATGGGGGGCAGTCGAATCCATTGTATGGGATTATTATACTGAACTCAAAAAACGAGGTATCCATGTGACCCTTATCAACGACCCAAACTTAAACCAGGTCCTTCATCGAATCCTGACAGAGGATTATACACATGTTCATATCATGTATGATGACCATGTAGTGCTTGTTCCCTACATAGACAGGAGAATAAAGGTGTTTTATACTTCACATTATGCATATCTTACTCATCCAGGTTTCCAGAATATGCAATATTTTCATACGATATTCAAGCATGTTCTTGAATGTCCAAACATGCATATTCTTGCCATCAGTGAACCTATACGACAGGTCTATATCCAATACGGATATCCAAAGGAACGTGTTCGAGTTCTGCATAACGGAGCGAGCGCGCAATTGTTCTCCTATATAGAGGTTCCTACAAGAGGAGATAGAACCCTTTATTTGGGTAAGGTTGAGGCGCGTAAACGACAATATCTTTATCAGGGTATCCACTCTATTGATTTTGTAGGTAATTTTCACGATTCATCCTTCGACCAGAATCATCCACATTATCTAGGAGAATGGACAAGGGAACTTCTCTATCAGAAGATGTCTCATTATGGAAACCTTGCGTTGTTGTCGGATGGAGAAGCAGACCCACTCGTGGTCAAAGAAGCCCTCATGTGCGGTCTGGGTGTGGTTCTAAGTGAATGTAGTGCTGCCAACTTACAGAACAAAGATTTTATCACGATCATTCCAAACCAGCGATTAGAGGATATTGCCTTTGTCGAAGGGGAAATTATTCGTAATCGCAAAATCAGTGTATCCAAACGTGATGAGATAAGACAATATGGATTAAAGGTATTTTCTTGGTCTACCATTGTGGACCGATACATGAACCTTTTACATTCATAAAGTATTTAAACCAGTCTTCATTCTATCTACATGAAGATTGGATTGATTGGACCTGGTATTATGACCATCCCACCGGTTGGATGGGGTGCGGTTGAAATACTTATCTGGGATTATTATGGCGCATTAAGTAAACTTGGTCATGATGTGCACATTGTCAACAAAATGGGTTCGAAAACATTACAATACTATCGAGAACTTGTTCATGAGATTAATCATGGACAATATGACTTTATCCATATCCATTATGATTGTTTTTTTCAGATTGTTCCCTATTTATCCTGTAAAAACATTGGTATGACTAGTCACTATCCTTATATTGACAATGTTGATATGCATTCACAAGATGGGTTCACCTCTATTTTTCAATTTATGGTTCAATCCCCAGGTAAGTTCTTTATGCTTGCTCAAAAAGATACAGATTTTCTTATTCGATGTGGCGCAAAACCAGAACGTTTTCATCTCTTGGAGAACGGTCTCCCATTTGATGCATACCACTATACTGATGCTCCTACGCGCGGAGACAAAACCATCTATTTGGGGAAGATTACCCTGCGAAAGAGACAACATATTTATTGTAAACTGAAAAATCTGGAATTGGTCGGACCCGGGGGTGAAGGATTGCCGAATTGGAAGGGTTCGTGGTCGAGAGAACAAGTCTACCATGATTTGTCTCATTATGGAAATTTACTCTTATGTAGCGATGGAGAGGCCGACCCTCTTGTGGTCAAAGAAGCACTGATTTGCGGACTAGGAGTGGTCGTCAATCGAACGTCCTCTAAGAATTTGCATGCGTGTGAATTTATCACCATTATCGAAGATGAACAAATGGATGACCTTTCTTGGATACAAGGAAAGATCGACCAGAACCGGGAGTATGCTATCCGCCATCGTGACGAGATAAGAGCCTATGGTTCAAGATTTTCAATGGAACATACCATCCAAAAATATATAAACATGATTTCTATATATCCTTAAATGGCTACACTTGTGACTGCCTTTTTTGATATCCAACGTGAAAACAAAGGGGACGGACGAAAACTGGCCGAGTATATGGAATGGATGAAAAAGACTTTACAAATCAACGGGAATCTTTATATCGTAACAGAGGAAAAGTTCGTTCCTTTTATCCAAGAACATCGACCTTCACAGTATCCAACCGTGATTAAGGTACAGTCGTTGCAGGATTGCCGCTATTATCAGTATTATGATAGAATATCAGATATTTTAAAGAATGATGATTACAAGAGCCGCATACAACATCCCAAACGAGTGGAATGTATCCTGCCAGAGTATACTATCATCATTTACAACAAATTCGAATGGATGGAACATGCAATCGAAGAAGACCCCTTTCATACACCATCCTTTTTCTGGATAGACATGGGTATCTCTCGTTTTTTTCTAGATGTAGATGTTTCGAAACCTTATCCTGGACCCTGTATCCATACCACAGACAAATTCATCATTCAACAGCGGTATGACCTTTTACAGTTTCCTATAGATGATAATCTGGTATGGAGATCCGACAATTTACTGAAGACCACCATGTTTGGAGGTACAAAGGAGGGGGTCATATCTGTTTCCAAAGCAATGGAAGATGTATTCGTACACATGTTAGAGAATGGATGTGTGAACAATGAGCAGATTGGAATAGCCATGGTATGGAAACAACATCCAGAATGGTTTCATCTAGTGGATGACTATCGAGGTGTGCATCTTATCCTATTTAAGATTTTATCTCAATAATGCTCGCATCATATCGCGGACCCTCTGCACATAGGTATGACGCTCTTCGACGTATTTCATAGCCTTTTGAATACGTTCTGTATCTGTTCGTTCTGATACGGCGCGCTTCAAGAGTTCAAACATGTCTGCGTCATAGACGACATGTTCTTTTAGGATGTCTTTGACCGCAGGACAATCGGTCATGCCCAATTTACCATAACTAATGGCCTTCAGAATACGACATGGAAGATAACCAATTTCCATGTGGTTTTTTCCGTTCTTTATTCCGTATTCTTCAATGTCTTTGGAGCTAGATACGGGTCGAAAATCTGGACAAAGCAATGACTTTTTCATGGCCATCCGATTTTCTTCAAACGAAATAGGATTAACCCATGGGTCATTGAATATAAACTTGATTTGGTTTGCATTGCATAATTGTGCAAAATAATGTAGGTTATGTGTGATACAGGGCGAACCGATATAATAAATGATAGGTTCATGTGTAACTTGTATGTTGTAATCAAACTCATGTGGCAGAAGGTCAGTCGCCCAATACATATAAATGCACTCATAGTTGATTTGGATGAGTTCTCTTTTGTATAAATCCTTGTTGCTTGATAACTTCTCGTATTTTGTCTCGTCGCTCAGTGAAACGATTTCATGGGTCCCGTCGTCTAGCTTAAAATCGAAATTGATATCTCTCATTTCGTTTAGATGAAACCGGATGTCGATCAGTCTTGCATTCCTATACTTAGCCGGTTCAATTGCATTGTGAACAAAATACACAGATGACTCGACAATTGGAATATTCGCATCAGCATATCCTTCGGTAATAAATAGACAATTCTCATAATTAAAATCGGAAGGGAAATCTTTTTCGTGAAACCAATACGTTTCTTTACCAAACCCTTCTTGAAATACTTTCTTCCACATGGCGTGTATATAAGAATGAGTATGGGTATGTAAAGGAAACCCCCAAATGATGACTTTTTCAAAAGAGGCCAACTTATCCTTTTCTTCCTGGCTCAGAACCGATTGATACATGAATACGTTAATAATATAAAAATTTTTATATCAATATTGCATATACTATGCGAGTGGCTATTTGTCTTTCAGGACAGCCTTGAAAAGCACTGGAAACGTATCCAAACATTTATGAATATCTCATCAAACCAAACAACGCAGACGTCTTTATCCATATGAATTATGAAACCGGGTATGTTGAAAAGACTCATATGGATAACGGCGCATGTATTTTTCAGGAAGGATTAGACCAAATGGTCATCGAGACGTATAAACCGTTGAGTTATTTGGTTGAGAAACCTCGTGATTTCAAGAAACCTGCTTTTCAAGTTCCTGAAAATCGTATTCAAAATATTCAAAAGATGAACCATGTAAAACTCATTTTGTGAAACAGATGACCTCTATGTATTATTCCATCTATAAATGAAATGAACTCAATGAACTTTACTCGGCTGAAAAGGGGGTCATTTATGATTACGTCATACGATTACGTTTTGATTTTTGTCCTTATTCGCCCTTGTATTGTTCCATATTAGAACCGAACTATTTGCATTATCTAGAAATCGGACAACCAGACCATTTGATTTCCGATTGGTTTAATCTTGGAAATAATGCCATCATGAATGTGTATGCGTCCATGTATTTACAAATGGATTATCTGAATTCGTTTACCTATTTTAAGAAGGAAGAACGACTCGAGAACACATTGGAACCCTCTGATGTATGTGGAGGTATGGCTGAATGTATGTTGATGGATTTAATGCATCTACATAAAATCCCGAAACGATGTATACGATGGAACATGTCTTTAATTTAATAGAAACGTTGATACTAATCCTATGAGTAAATATGACGTCATTTATTGAACACTCCTATTTTTGAGGAATAATACTCATACAAATAAAACCATGGGTCTACATGACAGTCCACAGGAAAAATAGGGTTGAATTTTTCAGGGTGTTGAATAAAAAGGGTGCCAATGATCTGTTGGTCGCATCCAATAAAATATCCTTTTTTTAGATAGAGTTCAAAGTAATGATAAAAGAGCTCATGTAATTCGAGTAACGTATCTTTGTGAGAACCAAACATGGAACCTGAAAAATGAACCTCATTCTGTAAGAAAATCTTGTTCTCTCTAAATCCGTTCAAAAGAATGATATCTAACTGGTTTCGGCTAAACCTTTTTGAGCATGGATACGTAGACACATACGGTATTAATTTGTCCTCTCGAACATTACCCATGTCGTTCCATACAAAATATTCGGTATGAAATGGATTGTCTGCAATCGCTTGTTTGAGCAAATCAAATTTTGAGTTCCAAATCTTATAGCAATCGATTCCTCTGCCGCATGAGGGCGTAGGGTCCATCTCGGCTTGTCTATTCCAAATCGTGGGATAGTCCTTGCTTACTTTGAAGTCGTCGATTTCTCGGAGAATGACCTTGTATTGAATACTTTCGTTCTGCATGATGGACTGAATGTATTCATAATCGTTTTTACTTGTAAAGATTATCAAATTCGTGTGGTTTAGGTTCATCACAAACTTCCGTATCCATTGGGTATATTCCTCTAATCGGTGTTTACTTTGTTTGAGACGATAATAGCAACTCACTAGGGTGACATCCATGACTAGACAATTGCAACTTTTTTAAATGTATCGAACAACGCATTCCAACGTTCTCTACATTTACCCACACTTAGGTTCTCTAAGATAAATTGTCTCGGCTCGTAAGTGGCAAGGTTCGAGAGAAAGATGGGAAATTCCAATTCAAACTGCCCTTTCGTATAGACCTTGATGCCGCAACGGTCATCCCAGTAAGGCACACTCGTGCATAGAATATCTTTTTGGATGATCGTATAATCCTGTAACATGGTGCGGCAATCCCATACAAACAAGGGGACGTCTGTAGACAAGGCTTCTTGTATCGCGAACCCCTGTGTCTCGTATGCGCCAAGAATAATCCCGTATTTACTTTCTTTCAAGACCGCAATATAGTCTTCTTCCTTATACCTTTTTCCATAATCGAAAAGAGTATAGGCAATATTGTTTTTCTCCAAATAATCTTCTATTTCAGCGAGTTCAAAGGGGTCGCGATGTTTAAAGTACACCATGACTTTTTGACGGGGTAAACCCGTGGGACAAAAAGTCGTCGTGTCAACTGGAAAGGGGAAAAGGTATAGAGGTAAAAACACCGCCGCATTTTTGGACGTCCATGCGTCGAGTATCCACTGACTCTGTAATAGATAACAAGAATTTTGATGGGTATTGTGAATCGCCAACAGTTTGGTATCCGGAAAGAGGGAAAAATGTGGACCAAACAAAAAGACCTTGTCTGGATAAAGAGAGGTATCGATAGGCGCAGACGGAGAATAAATATGGGTGTATTGTGGAATGTCTTCCATCGTTCCGTATGTATATTCACCCTTTAGCAACTCTTCTAATCCGCGCTGATTTTTGAAGTGTAGTCCACCAATGAACAATAACATATGAATAGAAGAGAAGAAAAAGAATACGAAACCTTATATTTTAATCCACGTCGTGGGGAATAAGTCTGACGTGTCTTTTGCTTGAGCGGGTCCAAACCATTTGGATGGATAGGTGACGATTTTATCAGGGGTTGTATTGAAATATCCGCCCCACCAACTAAATGTGCTGTTGGCGATAATCTGATGTGAACAACACGACATCAGGGCTAATTGTTCATAATCAGGTATCGTGGTATCGATTGAAATAAAACACATGTCTGGAAAAAGAGGCTTCAACAGACGAATGTATTCATCGACATGTTCTTTGTCTCCTTCCTCGTAAAAATAAAGGACCCTTCTTGCCGATGTCATTCGCATCATCACGTTCAATGCGCTCGTGTAATAAGAAAGAGGTAATATGGGGTGATGTTCAGGAAAATACTTGTAATCTCCTACTCGAAAATGCATGGAAATAAAGTCGGTGTAATCAAAGGGGTATTTTTCCCGCGTTTGCGCAAGGGTTTCCTTTAACTGGATATGTTGAAAGACGACGTTTTCGTTTTTTTGAAAATACTTGTAAGACTGGAAATATCCAAATAGTTTAAAGGGTTGCTGAATAATGCGGTAAGGTTGGAGAGGGACATATTGAAACCCGGTTTCTTGATACACTGGCAAGGCTACAGGTGGTTTCAAATACTTACGCAAGGGAGCCAAAAAGGTGTCCCAATAAAAGGGTCGGTCTTCACGTGCAGCGGGAACCTCTTCAATCATGAATTCTTGCCGATGGGTCTCGGCATACGAAATCAGGTTAAACAATTGAAACAATTGATTGCCTAGTCCACCCATCAAGGTAGTCGTAATCATTAGCATGAATGGATATTTTAAAAGAATAAACTAAACCCATTATATATGACACAATTTATTCCGAAACGTTATCTTCCGGCGCAACTCAGTGAAAAGGATAGACTGAGACAAAAGCAGGGTATACAAAAGTCTAGACGACTTTACCGACAAGGTATTTATGTTCCTCGACCACATGTCACTTTCAAGTCCAAGCCTTCGCGCCATATTGCGAGGGCCAAAGCCATCTTTAAAGTTGAACATATCCTTCCTACGCGTGAATTGGCAAAGGCAACGGGTTGCCCTCTGGTAGTCTTAAAAGGGATTGTGAAAAAAGGGGAGGGTGCATATTATTCGGGCGGGTCTAGACCCAACCAGACGGCTCAATCCTGGGCCATTGCGCGTCTAGCGAGTTCTTTGACAGGGGGTAAAGCGTCCAAGGTCGACTTTCATCTTTTGCGGAAATGTAATCCTACGAAAAAGGCATACCGATATGCGATAAAACCCAAGGCTTTATCTAAATGGATACCAAAAAAGAATTAACCATGCATAATAGAGTAAAAGGATATTGACAAACCAACACCATACCGAACCTCTTGTCTCTGGAAGTTGATAACGAATAAAGGTAATCATGCCCAGCACAAGCGCCAAGGAGACTTCTATCCATAACTCGGCATAGATAGGACCTATGAATAAAAAGACAAACCATCCAAATACAAAGAGAGAATATCCTTTGAAGAACCCCCATTCTAATTGTCCATTCTCGCCTACGACGGTCTTTTCTACCGTAAGCTTACCCAGCACCAATACCCAAAAGACGTAGACCACGGCTAACCACTCTCGCAAGGCTACCTCTTTTATCAGAGACAAACTAAAGATAGGCTGTAGAAGGAGTAGCCCTAGACCTACTCCACTCCACACCAGGTTATAGTCACTGTTCAAGTTTCGCCATAGAAAGAATTCTACCAACTGCATCAAAATAATCGATAACAGGAATAGATAAGCAGCAAGGGAGTGTATTTCCTTGATTTTATAAGGAGTATAGAGATTGTTATACAACACAAGGCCTAACACAAAACTACTAAACAAGAATGTATTCATAGATACATGCTCGTTCCAACACATTAGATTAGACCTCGACAATTATTTGGTTTAAAACTTGGTCTTTTTAACATTAATCTTTTGCTTGATATTCTTCTTGGAGTCAAAGGCTTGTTCTTCGTCTTCGTTGTTGGCTTTCATCTTCCATAGCTCGGGTGCACATAGTTTAAAGGGCGGAGTAGGATTGGCCTTGTACCAGGCGACCTGAGAAGTGAGCTCGTTACTTGAACTGTTGTTGCAAATCACTAAACATTCGAAATTCTCGGTGCATTGGTCCATGACTTGACAGAACGATTCAAAGGTCGGGAACATACCGGCATAATTCTCGTAAATACGTTTACGGTTCGCAATGTAGGGTTCTCTTAAGATAAAGACATAATCCACGTTGGTTCGTAACTGGGGAGGAATACCTAAAGGGTATTGCATCGTAATAATCAACATGATTTTCCAATGTCGACCGTTCATGAAAATCATACGCATCAGCTCGTTCTTCGACCAAGAGCTATCATACAAGCAATCATCCAGGATGACAAAGGTCCTCGGGTCGATGCTACATTTCTTATACATGTCCATTTGAGTTTTCACCTGTTTCATGACCTGTTTTTGTCTCAGCAAAATATTCTGTATGATACCGGTTTCGAACTTCGAATGAATCAACACAGCAGGCACATGGTTGGAATAAAACTGGTTGGCTCCTTCTGTTCCGGAGATGACGGTTCCAATCGGGACATCCCTTTGATGATAGAGTAAATCTCGCACTAAGAAACTTTTACCCGTGTCTCGGCGACCAATCAGCACAATCACTGGCCCTTTGTTTTCGTCTTTATGAAAAACGATACGTTTCATGTCAAATTTTTTTAATTCAAGTGTCATTAACATATACACAGAGAACGTAGGTCGAAATTAGACGCGGCCTTTTGATGAGTTCAAACGTATAAAATCTTTTATCCCGTGAAAACAATGAACGCGACTTTTCACCCTATTCAGGCGTATACCTCGATTGTCCCTAAAAAAAAGGTAGACGTCTATGTCAAACAGAACTCGTATAACGAGTATGTGGTGAAAGACATGAATCATCAAGAGATGACCTGTTTTAAGAAGGTTATCCCTTTAATCGATTTTGTAAAATACTTATCGGGTAAATACAAGCAAGAGGATATTCTGTCCTTACCTATCGAGAACCCTCCCGAGGAAACCCCTTTTACCTCGTGCATCCAATCTCCGCACAATTATGCCTACGTGGATAGCTTCTTTTATTGTTTAACGTCCGGCTTGAAAGAGGAGGGATTTCAACATGGCATGGAAGTATTTGATGAATATATTTGTATACAGGAGAACGTCGAAATTAACATTGCCGACGACTTTGAATATATTTGCGACAGCACCTTTTTTAAAGATAGGCTGAATCATGAATTCTTTTTCAAAGAGGAAGAACTGAATGACCTTCTTCAAGATAAAAAACTAGAACCGATTCAAATTTCAGACGAAGCTTGTGTATTTGAATTAGAGGAGCTGGATGAAACGCATGAACCGCAAGAGTTGAATGAGGTTGAAGTCTTAGAATCGGATGTCTTAGAGGCTGAATTAGAGTCCGAGAGCGATGGAGCTGTTACAGACGAAGTAGAACTCGACTTGGACGACGACCATGGTTCTGAACTCAGTTTTACCGAGGACGAAGAGGAAGAAGAGGAAGAAGCGAGTGATTGCGAAACACCTGAACTGATGCAGGATATGGTTCTTAACATTAAGAAAATGCCGGTTCAAGTCGTGACCTTGGAGAAATGCGAGGACACCTTGGACTCCCTTTTAGAGACCGATGCGATGCGCATGGAGGAGCTCGAGAGTGCCATGTTCCAGATTATTGTGATGCTCTATACCTACCAGCAGATTTTTCATTTTACGCATAATGACCTGCATACCAACAACATCATGTATGTGAAGACAGACCAAGAGTTTATCTGTTACAAAGTGCTTGGTCATACCTATCAAATTCCTACCTTTGGAAAAATGTATAAAATCATTGATTTCGGACGAGCTATCTACGAGGTCAATGGAAAGCGTATCTGTAGCGATAGTTTTTCAGAAAATGGCATGGCCTATACTCAATACAATTGTGAGCCTTTTTACAACCCGGCTAAACCGACCATTGAGCCAAACTACAGTTTTGACTTGTGTCGCCTGGCATGCTCCATGCTAGATTTCATCATTGACGACCTCAAAGAAATCGACCACTTTCGCGAGGTTCCTATCTACGACCTCATTTTATCGTGGGTCTACGATGACAATGGAGCAAACATTTTATACAAGAAGAATGGAGAAGACCGATACCCTGATTTCAAACTCTACAAAATGATTGCACGGATTGTGCATCAACATGTTCCTGAGAAACAATTCGACCATGAATGTTTTTCTAAATACAGAGTGAGCGTGAAAGTAGATATGGATATCGATGCCTTAGTCTCTCGTAAAGTCAAGAGTTCGGTTTAAAGTTTATTTCTTACGAGAGCGTTTCTTCTTTTTTGTGGGTTCTTGAGTAGGTTCTGTGTTTGCGCCTTTTAGGATGTGCTCAATAATCGGATTGAGCACTTCTTCCGCCGTGAGTGGAACCGCCTGTGACGGTTCAGAGATGGGGTCATGATTTGATTCTTGCGCTTCTTCCACAGGTGATTCGAGTTGCACTTCAGGTGTTGTCTCTACTGACGCGACTTCATCTGACCGTTCAGAGTTTGGTTCCGGTTTTGGTTCATCTACTTCGAGTGGTGCTTCGACGGGCAGTTCAGCGAATGTCTCGGATTTTGTTTCTTGGACGGGCGATTCTGTGGTCTCGGATTTGGCTTCAGCTTCCAGAGGTGCTTCGGGTGTTGTCTCAACTTCTCCGACGGACGATTCGACGGGTGGTTCAGATTTGACTTCAGCTTCCAGAGATGCTTCTTGGACGGGTGGTTCAGATTTGACTTCAGGCTCCGGCTTTGCGTCCACTAGAGAGATAGAATGGAACGTCTCGACCAACACTGGGTCAGTCTCATCTCTAACCACTCCTACAAAGTTATCGTCGAGCTCATCCACATGACACCCTTGTTCTACTGGCTGTCTACGCAGCACATGGTCTAAGAACATACCCAGTCTCTCTTTTAAGTTTACAAGAAAGGTCATGTGATATATAAAATAAGTATTTAAATATTGTTCAAACAATTCAATGTTCGTTTTAATAAGGGTATCCGTGAACACTCGATTATGCACATAATTCCCAATGTGTATCCCAGTTGTAGTTAACCGTTTTTCGGACTCTCTTTTTCGATGTTCATGGTCGAGCGTATCGTAGGCTTTGTGTATTAACGTCAAGATATCCTTGTAGAGTTTATGAACAAGTTCTGTTTCATATACCTTGGTGGGCTCTAAATCTTTGTAAATCGGAAAGACGCTTTTCACTACTCCAGGCAGAAGATTCTCTACATAATAGTCATACACATGATTGTAGAGTTTATAATAGTCACAATAGAGTCGGTTATCAATCAAGACGAATTGGTCATTTAAAAAGGTCAGTTCATTTTCGGTGAGTTTTACCTGAAACCGAAACGAATCGAGACCGAAGAAATGGTTTTCGTTACTGGCGACCAAAGTTGAATAATTCTCTTTCATCCCCTTTTTCTTATCCTCAAGCCGATGAAAGAGTTCCTGGATTTGTTTTCGTATCGATGAAATTTCTAAAAATCGGTCTTTCATTAACCTAGATGGTTATTCTTTTTCTAAAATATTATCTAACTATATGGTTGAGACCGTGATTACCGATAAAAATATACATATGCATGTCTACAATTATTGCAAACAGAAAGAGAAGCTGCCCGATGATTTAAAGACCCTTCCGATTGGAGAATGGGACATAAGCAGGGCCACGGATCTGACTGAATTATTCATGGAAACACCCGACTTCAATGAACCTTTAAACTGGGACACAAGCAATGTGGTTACAATGACGCGGATGTTTTCAGGTTGCTTTAAATTCAATCAGCCTCTACGATGGAACGTCAAAAAAGTAAAAATCATGCAAGGTATGTTTAGCGGGTGTAAAGCATTGGACCAACCCTTGGAATGGGAAACGGATAGTCTACTAGATACCTCCTTTATGTTCAAGGGTTGTGTAAAGTTTAACCAAAGGCTTGACTGGAAGATGGGAAAGGTCTTTACCCTCACCGACATGTTTTTTGGCTGTAAATTGTTCAATCAATCCTTGAAGTGGGACGTAAGTCAGGTCGAAGATATGTCCATGACCTTCAAAGATTGTGAAGCCTTCAACCAACCCTTACAGTGGAATGTCTCGAATGTAGCCATGATGCAATCCATGTTTGACGGATGTGTAGTGTTTAATCAAGCATTAACGGGCGTGGATACACCTGAATGGGATGTCAGAAATGTAGAGAGCATGTCCAATATGTTTAAAGAATGTTTTCACTTTAATCAGAAGATAGATTGGGATACACAGGAACTCGCGAATACGAGTGCCATGTTTATGAATTGTGAAAAATTGAATAGCCCTATCCAACTGAACCTACGTAATGTGAGAGACATGTCCTTCATGTTTAGCGAATGCCTTGAATTTGACCAACCTCTAGAATTTGACTTGCGTAGTGCGGCGAATATGGAAAATTTTTTTCAGAATTGCGAGTCCTTTAATCAGACCCTACGGTGGGATGTGTCGAATGTAATGAGAATGAACCGAATGTTTGCCGGGTGCGTCAGGTTTGATAGTCCTTTGGTGGGCATCACCGAACCTCACTGGAATGTATCTAGGGTCTATGACATGGCCGAAATGTTTGAGAATTGTCGTCGTTTCAATCAGCCCTTAGTATGGGATGTCACCAGAGTTCAGTATATGACCTCGATGTTTGTATTTTGTAATCGTTTTAATCAGCCTTTACTGTGGGACGTATCGAATGTTAGGGATTTCAGCCTCATGTTTGCAAACACAACCGACTTTAATCAAAATTTAACGGAATGGGAGATTGCAGAGGAAGCAGATACAGACCAAATGTTTGTGGATTCTGGCATAGAAGCGCGAAACCTGCCTACAGGGGTTGAACACGACGGACGTGTCGCAGCTGGACCAGTCGTAAAGGTAAATGCCTATCAAATCCACCAGTTCTCATCAAAAGTCGACATTGAACGGCTCAATGCGTTTTTTCAATCCAAGACCCTTCTTCAACCCGAAACCGTAGAAGATATTGCCGAGTTTATTGAGCGAAGCATGAATGGTTTGATTGATCAGTTGGAACAACATGCCATGGAACAAGAGAAGGATAAACTAAAAGAACTGGTCGAGTTGGACAAATCGATGGGAGAGAATGTAGCTCTAGATGAGTCTTCGTCTGTAGTTCAAACCATGGAGAAATTATTCCTGAAAAAGAAAAGTATTCTGGACAAGATACATACATCCAAACAGTTTACCCGACCCGTTCATTATATGAAAAAGATTGACCATTTTTTGTCCACAGCGACCGCGAAACGTAAAGAAGCACTAGAACGAGAAAAGGCTCTTTTAACCGAGCTCGTTCAAGTGGAGAAAGAAATCAAACAGGTCCGTATGGACAAGAACAAGAAAGAACAAATGTTGACTCTCTTGGAAGAACGAGACAAAAGGAGGGTCCTTTCAGGGAGAAAGAATTTGCTCGAGTATGAAATGAAGAACGATAGAGAAAAGATTGTCAAGCATCGTAAAGACCTTGAAAAAATTATGAAAAACGTTCTGAGACGTGTCAATTATTTGTTGTATTCAACCTCATGGCGTCTTTCTATTTTGTATTCCTTGGATTATGT